AAATATTTCTAAAGATCTTACTAAATCTTCTACATATTGTCTATCAATCTGTTCTGGTGGCTCTGGTAATCTTGGTGCTGGTACGCCTACTAATGCCATTATCTTCTTCCGTCCTCTCTAATATCAATTCTTGGTGTTCCCATTTTAAATTTACACCCTAAAGCACTGGAATCAAGTCTTATTGCAAAAGATCTTCCTCTAATTCTGTAGTCAAGTTTATTTGTAAACGCTTCAACTGGATTTGTTGCCGTTCTAGTAGCAGTTCCAGTTCCAGTTTGAGAAAAGTCTTCGCCTGGAAAGTCTCTTGCTTTTACTGTAAAAGTAGCATTTGGAGAACTACCAGTAACAGAACCAGTAAAAGTTAAATCTGGTATGACTCTTCTGATAAAAGCAAACTTTTCTCCATCTCCCATATCCATAGGCGATGTTTCTACAAAAGAAGTCATTGCACTTCCATCGTCATCAAACCCTAATTCGTGATTAAATATGTATCCACTACCTGCTGCTATTGGAAAGTTTCTTATACCTCTATCGAGCCATGCTGTTCTAGTTAAAGACCCATAATACCAAACCTTTTCATTGTAATTCCATATAACATATTTATCACACTCACTAGAGTCGGCAGATGGATAAAACCACCACACCTCACCAAACTCTGAATTAATACCAGCAACAACTTTGTCTCTTTGTGCTAAGTTAAAATCTAAAAATATTTTGTCTTTTACTGTGCAAGGTAACTGTGCAGTCTGTCCAGCGTGAACATAAAAGTTATCAATACCCATCCAATATACAACATCTTCTGTAGCAATAGCCGAAGCAGAAGACATAATTGTAATATTAGACGCTAACTGTGATATACCAAAAGTAAATGGCGGACCAATAAAACGCATAGAGTGTAATGATTTATCTGTAAAAACTAGAATCTCTCTTTTTGTTTCCACGGCTTGTACAAAAGTAGAACCTGCACCTAACCTTAAATCACCTGCGGTGTTCGTTGTAGTTGGAAACCAGTCAACTGGATTTTCTTGACTGCTAAACCTAATAAGTAATGGGTCTTGAACTCCGTCTCCTCTCGGATCACTAGAGCTTCCTACGCTATCACATCCAAAAGCTATAACATGACGGTCTATATCTGAAACTAATACTTGTTTTGCAACTCTAGGGACACTCTTCTCTCCACTAAACGTATTAGTAGCACTTAACTCAACACCTCGACCAGCTAACCCTAAACTCTTGTCCCAGTAAAATAATTCTCCATCTCTTATGTTAAGTATAAGATCTTCGCCAAAATTATCATGTGACCAAAGACGTATCTGCGTTGTAACTGTAACTGTTGCTGCATTACCCCAACCCACATAATCATTATCTGAACTGGCATTACCAAAAACTAAAAATACAGTAGATCCATTCGCATGAGTGGCTGCATCAGTTGCTACGTTAGATGTAACTGCATTTACTGTTATAGTTGTACCATCAGCTTGTGTTAAAGTGTCATTTGAACCACCATGTGTTGCAGTGTTTACGTTACTACTTGCTCCAGTTCCTGCATAAGCTCTAACCACAGTTAAATCATTAGTAGCGACATTAGTAACTAACATAAGCTCATTATCTACAAGTATAACATCATTAGTAGCTATACCAGTTCCACTTGTTACTGTGAGCGTTGTATCAGAATTACTAAATGTACCACCTTCATTAATAGTTGTTTGTAAAGCACCATTAGTAACACCATTCCATGTACCAGCACCAAAGCCAGTGCCTCCAATAACTTGATCTAATCCTACGTTAACTTGATAATCACCATCTACACCAGAACCACCATTACCACTATCAGAAGCAGTTGCTAAAACATTTAAAACGATTGTATATCTATTAGCATCTAATATATTAACAATTTGATGTTCTTTTTCTAAAATTGCTTGTGTTATATTTCCTCCAGAACCTAGTCCATCAGCATGAACTCCTGAGAACGTAACAAAATCATTTTCAACTGCTCCATGACTTGTGTCTGTAACAGTAACAGTTGTTGTTCCAGCACTTGTATCATTCGCTGAAGTAGATGCAGAAAATGTTATACTATTTGTAGAGACCTTTCTGATAGGAGTTATGTCATTAAAGGTTGTACCCTCTTCAATATAATATTTAAGATGTGTGCCAATACCAAGAAAATTAGAACTATCTAACCCTATCCAGTTGTGTAATCTTCTAGCACTACCTAAGTATTGATTAGGAGAATACTTTTCCCAACCACCTATCTTTTCTGGAAACCCCATACGAAAACGTATTTTATCACCATCAAAAAAACCACCTTCATTTGAATAAGGTGTAACTTCTCTATTAATACCTGGTTTAAATTTTAATGCTTTTATCATGCCGTTGCTCCAGTTTTAGTTCCACTGCCACTCTCTGTAACATTACTAACACCTTGAATAGACTTACCACTTGCACCACCAGAAGCTCCACTTGTGCCATTTGTTGGTGCTGTAGCTGGATAACTTACGCTTGTACCAGAGCCATTGGCTCCAGTGCCACCATCTGATCCTGCTGTTCCAAAAGCACCGCCTGCTCCACCAGTTCCTCCAGCACCTGCATTATTAGACCCAGCTCCACCACTAGACCCAGATCCAGCCGCTTGATCATAACCTTGACCCACACCACCTGCTCCACCAGTGCCACCATCTTGTGTCACTAAGGGAGATCCAGACACGCTCATACTTAAACTATTATAATAATAATTTTGATTATTTGAAGTTGTACCATAAGCAGTAAAATAATATGTTGTACCTGATGCTATATTCGCAGTGCCACTATTACTTATTGATGTGCCAGAAGTAACATTACTTGTACTTACATTTATGGTAGGAGTTCCATAACCACTTCCATATGAGGTGCTTATAGAGGCACTAACAGAATATACACCTGTTAAATTAGTTTGTGCAGAAATATAAATCGGACCTCTGTTTGCACAATTTCCAGTAAAACCAGCACCTGCACTGCCAGAATGGTTTATATCAAACTCTGCTGGATTAATACCACGATTAAACTGTGCATTAATACCACCCCATAATCTATCGCCTACAACACCAACACCATCTAAATTACCAGCACCTGTATAAATAGAGTTTAACCAAGTAGGTTTATTATTTTGAGGAGTAGATGAACCACCGCCACCTTCATCGACTAAACTAGAAAAAGTAGCAGATCCAGTATATACACCTTTGCCTCCAGCACCACCAGTGCCTCCACCTCCACCTCCAGCTTTTATTGTTCCATTATTGACTAAAGTTACAGCAACACTTCCATCCACTTGTAGAGCATTACCACCAGCTTGACCTGCTGCACCACCAGCACCCTCTATACTTCCTTCGTTTGTAATTGTTATAGTGCCTGTACCAGTGCTATCTATTTTAAGTGCTGGGTTAGCCGTGCTTGTTGCACCTACAGTTATAGATGAATTAATTACAATCTGTTTTGGATAGTCTACAGCAAAGTCATCGCCAAATACTCCTACACCACTTTGATTAGTTGCAGTTGATGAATAAGTCTTTTTAAAAGCTCTTTCTTTACCATAAAAATCATTGAGAGATATTGCACCAGAAGTTGGCACACCTGCTGATAAATTTGTAGCCGTATTATTACCTGCATTTGCTCGAACTAAAGAACCACCTAGATAAAACTCAGTTAAGGCTCTACTAGGAAAGTTAGTGCCTGGATTGTACTGAGATTCAATATCTTGAAAGGATATTGCTCCAGATGATTGTAATGCCGCCATTAGACAGTTCCAAAAGCTGTGATGTTATTTGCCGATGTTACAGCTCCGTTAGAAGCTAATTTAAATACTGCTGTTCCGTTATATTTAAAAAGTAAATCATTGTCTCCAGTATCTAATTCAATAGACCATTTACTAGATCCAAACAATATAGCATTTCCATTTGTATCCAAGTTACCTCCTAACTGAGGAGTTGTGTCAGAAAGTAAATCTGTCGGAATAGAATTCACATTAGCATTTGCACCAGTGCCGTCTGCAAAGACAATAGTTGATGTGCCATTTGGTACAGTAACAGTAGATCCAGAGCCACCACCTTGTTTTATAGTTGCTGTTTGACCAGTACTGTTTTTAATAAAAAACCATTTTTGTTGATCATTTGGATCAAAAAGTACATTAAATCCACTACCTGGAGTTCCGCTTAGTATTAAAACTTTATAGTGTCCTTGAGATAATGCACCATCACTCGTAGTTAATGTTTTATCACCAGTTATATTTAAAGTCACAACTCCATTCAAAGCTCTGTCGATAATGTCAAAGTTTGTATTGGTCGTTGTACCCCAAGTTCCAGCTTGTTCTCCAGAACCTATTTTTTCTATCCCAGTATTTCCAGTATATGTTGATGCCATTATGTCCTCATGCGTCTATTTCTGTGTATGTTTCTGTACCACTTGGTGTTATCTCTGTCCATGTTTCTGTACCACTCGGTGTAATAGTAGTATATGTTTCATTATCTGCTGGCACAATTTCTTCATATAAAATATCTCCATTTGCCGTTTGTGTGAAATTCACACTTGCTGTTCCTACACCACTTGCTTTTCTAATAGCAGTTGATGTTTGTGTGAAGTTTATATCTTGCGATGAAACTCCTGGCTTCAGTTTAACACCATCTGCCGATTGTGTAAATGCAAACTCAAAGGTTGCACCATTTGACTGTAATACAAAAGCCAGTGAACTTACGACAAAATTAGCAGATAAGTCAGCTTCTCCACTAAATTCACCTACCCCTGCCGATACTTTAGAAAAGATAGCTTCTTGTGTTGTGCTACCAAATCTAACAGTTCCCCCTAATGAAGAAAAAGGAGACTCAGCAAATGCAGAGAAAGCTAACATTACTCAGCATCCTTGATGGTTAATGTTCCTGCTTCTACTTGTTTTAGTATTTCTGCGTAGTGTCTGTTGGCAGTATCCATTGGTACGTTTGACTCAACTCCATCAATTTTACAAACAACTCCTGCATTTTTCCCATCCATGTCTAATGTATATTTTGCTTCTGTTATTATCATTTTATATCCTATAGTTCTGCATCTGCTTGAAAGCCAGCTATTAGAACATTTCCAGATGCCCATGCACTTGTTTTATTAAAGCCACCAAATCCTTTTGTATTGGCATCAGCATTTGAAGTCCAATTTATAGCAACTGTTGCTCCCACATCTCCAATACCAGCCCTATGAACTCCACCTACAGTTCCAGCAGCATTTTTAATATTAATTGTAGGTGCACTTCTCATTGTTACTGGAAAGTTATTTGCACCTCCAGACTCATTTGCATTAAAAGCTACCGCACAAGCAGAGCCTCCACCATAGTGAGTTGTAGCTAAATATCCAGATTGATGATAATATCTCTGACACAAAGCAAGTTCTTCCCCAAATGACCTATGTTCAAATGGTGTGGCAGTAGAGCCTACTTCTAGTTGTAAACCAGTAATAAAAAACTCTCTATCTGTGCTATCAAAAATAGATGTGAGATTATCTCCTGCTCTTTGATTTGCTGTTGAATGCCATACATTAGATGTATGTGTGCCACCTGCTAAATCAGAACCACTATGTAATATAATATTTAAATTTAAAGAATTGCCATTGTCGTTATTTAATGTTCCAGTTGTATCACCAACAAAAGTTTTAACTACTCTAGTCCAACTTGTTGTTACAGAAAATTCTTGACTGTTTTGTCTGCTGTTATCAGCATCTTCTAACTCTAATGTATATGTGGCTGAAGCATTACCTTTAACATAAAAAGATACAGTAACTTTTTCTGCATCAGATGTGCCTTTTTTAAGCTGTTGTACATCTTGTCCTTCTATATATTGAGATAGAAAAAAATATTCTCCAGAAGCAATAGATGTATCTGCTGTAGTACAATCTAATTTTAAGGAGTTTGAAAATCCATTAGGTGTATCTGTGCTTTGCGACATTGTCACTCTACCTGCTGTACCACTAGCTACTATTTTAAACCTATCAAGTGTAAAATAACCAGAACTTCCACCAACACCTGTCTCTGAGGTGCTTCTTTGAGATATTTGCATTGCACCATTATATGCAATATTTCTGCGACCACCAATCTGACTATTGGTTAGGACTTCACCCATCTTTGCAACTTCTCTTGCCTTAGACATTTTTAGCTCGGCTTAGTTGGAAAAGTAACATTACCTAATACCCCATTTTTTAATGTTGGCTTTGCGTCTTTAGTTATATCTCTTAATGCTTGTCTATATGTTTTCATATCATCAGACATCGTCACATCTGATAAAGCATAAAAATCAGTCTCTGCTAATAAATTATTTCTTTGTGTTCTTAGTTCTGCCATAGGCTCTGCATCTGTTAACTCTTTTTGTTTTGCAGATACTTTTGCCCACGTTGTTCCAAAGTCTTTTGGATCTGAACTTAATATTCCAGTTCCGTTAGAATCGACCCCAGTGACCTTTTTGAATTGAGCTTTAAACTCTTCTTCTGATGTAGGCTCACCAGTCATTGTCCATTCTTGAATGTTTAATGCAATAAGTGCTTCTGATATTGATGCCATGTTTTACTCCTTTATCCAATCAATTTTTTTATGTTATAATATTTCCCATTCTCCATCCAGAAAAGTAACCAGTTCTACCATCATGTTGTGAAGTCTTAGATCCATTTCCTTGAGCGACCATAAATCTAATTGTATCACCAGCATTAAAACTTCCCATATGAGTTGCTCTAAACGGATTGTTTGAAACAGAGGATGCAATATAATTATCATGTGCGTTGTTAAGTGAACCATTTACTTCTAATGTTAATAATGCGTATGTACCACTACCAATACTAGTAAATGAAATAGCAGTGTTAAAACACCAAATTCCACCTAAACCAGTTGGAATCGTATATGTATGACCAGAAAACCCACCATGAGAATCTGAAATAATTGTAAATCCAGTATGAACTGTTGCAGTAGAACTCACTGTAATATTACTAGTTTCATCCGCAAAAAAGTAAGGCACAGTTAATGCTGTTGCTCCATCACTATTAATAGTCATAGCACTTGTCCCACCAACTGCTGCAATAGTTGATACTCTTAATTCAGAAGTCATTGTGCGATCTCCCAAAGTGTTAATGCTGCATGACCTTCGGCGTGTACATAAGTAAGTGTTCCAGAGGATCCAACTCTAACATATACTTCAAATTCTAAAGATGATGTGTCAGTAGTTGTGTGTTGATCCTGTGTCCCCATTCCAGCATAGTTGTTATGACTAATATTCATATATCCCAGTTGATAATTACCTCGATTTGCCATAGCAGAGCCATTCATATATATTCTTGCATAACCTGCTGCGGTAGCATACATCATAGAAATATTAGCTTGAATAATAATTAAATTTCCACTTGCTTTTGGAGTTATTGTTTTTTTAATACCACTTGCAACATAACTTGTTGATGTTGTTGTTACACCGCTTGGATAGTAAGCAGAATACTGCACACACTGAAGCACATGACCGGGTGCTGCTAATACCTTACCACTTGCAACAGATATAGTTGTGCCAGTTTGAGTGTCTATATTATTTACTTTTAATGTGCTCATAATTGACCTATTCTAAAGCCTCTAAAAAAAGTATAATTTTGAGAAGTTCCTGTGCTTGGTTGTGTGTTTCTAGAACTTCCATAACTATGCCATGCAGTTACATAAACTTCATCACCACTTTCTAATAACCCAAGATAAGATCCAACTGTAGCTGGATTTACTCCAGTTCCATCACCATTTCTATTATCTTCAGATATGACTAAATAACTTGATCCAAATTTATCAGGACTTACTCTAATATTACATTGTCTTCTATCAGCACAGGTACTATCAAATGTCCATTGAGCTTGTATAAACCAAATTCCCTCAGTTGCAGCAGTAATAACAATTTTATTATTAGTTAAATCAACAATAGAATGAGAGTCATGCATTGTGCGATCAAATGTAAGAGTTGTTTGAGTATTGTTAGCTAAAGATTGTGCTGAACCTTGAGCCATTGCAAAAGTACATGGTTTTAAATTAACTATTCCACCAGTTGTTGCAGGTGCTATTGTATCTACGTTTATCTGGCTCATACTATACTCAAATTACCTTGTATCGTTAATGTTTTATTTGCAGCTATAGTCAATGGACCTGCTGCAATTGCATTTTCTGTTGATTCTATTGTAGTGTTTGTATCAAGTTGTGCTTGATGCACTCTAAATATATCTGCTGCTCCAGCACTATTTATTGTTCCACTATCACCTTTATACATACCACCACCTGCACTTGCTATCTGTATAACTTTAAATACAACTATAACTAATTCATCACTTGTTGCTGCACCAGATGCTAAAGTTATAGTGCTTGTATTTGTTTGTGTAAAGTCAGATTGATCTAGCCTTACA